TCACCGATATGGGCGACTTCCTGCGGAAACAGCCAACTGACATTACGGAATACGACGAGCCGCTTGTCCGGCGGCTAATTGAAAAAGTCACCGTCTTCGAGGATAAATTCACCGTTGAATTCAAGTCAGGCGTGACAGTAGAAATTAATCAATAGTCCAAGACATAATGAAACCCTCCTGACCTTTGATGGTCGGGAGGGTTTCATTGTTATAAGCTATTAAAATATTCTCTTGCCTTTTTCTTTGTAACATCATCAAGCCGATTTGAGTTGATTATAATGCTTAATGCTTCTTTTTCTTTATTGTTATCGAAAATCCACTGTGCATAGTTAATTCTGGTCATCTGGGCCGAAGGTGATGTTGTATTCTTGTTATTTGCAAGAATCTTCTGGGTCAAAGCATTTTTATCTGTGCAGCATCTGAAATCTTCATAATAATCGATAAAGCATTTCTTGCCAATCGAATTTAGTGCTCTTTCAACTGTTGTCATTTTATGCTCCTTCCTATGCAGTAGCCACCTTTACGATGTAGATGTTTTCTGAATCGAACATCAATTGCATTGACTGATTGTATAAATCATCTATGGTATGAATGTTTTCAACGAATGAACTGATATAATCGGTCTGGCTATCTGCAAGTACCTGGATTACGTTCTGTGTTCTGTTAGTATCTACATCCTGAAGAACGCCACCAGCCTTGAGGAGATTTTCGTCAAGCTGCGATTTACTGATTACAGGAATTTTCTCTACTATCTTTCCGGCACCACTACTTAGTTTTGATAGGCCCTTTAATACATACCCTTCAAGAGAAGCCTTGGAGTCCATTTCGATTTTCTCTGCGCATTTTTCATACAACGCAGTGTAATCGCCGGAATACTCCTGAATCTTGCTTGCGATACTGTTTAAGTATTTAGAATCGAAATTTTCAAGAAGCATAACCTCCAAGAATGACGAGAAGGAAAATGTGTACAGTGCCAATTGGTAATCGTTTAAGCGGGCCATGGTTTTGTTTAATGTAGCTTTGACTTCCTGACCGCTATGGAACAGAGCTTTTTTACTGAGCGCCTTTGTAAGCTGCTCGCTATAAAGTATAATGCTCTGCTCGGCCTCGCGCTTAATATCCTGAACTAAAATATGCTTGTGGTTTTTGAATTTATCGTTGTCCCAATTGAATTTATAGTTGTTCAGAACATCCGCCAACGCATTAAGGTTGCCCTTGAGCTTTGCTTCCTCTTTCATTTCTAGGAAGGCAAGTATCTCCTTTTGCGCTTCTTGAATAGCGTCTAGTTTCTTTTCAACCGCCATAATAGCTACTGCCATACAAAGCATCGTTGGATCAAGTGGTACCTGCGTCATTCTAGCAAGACCGCCACCAACGCCACCATTGGCAGCTTGTAGATTACCAATAAACTGACCGCCACTTTGAAACATAGTCTTTCCCGCAGTATTAACAAAGTACAGACCACTTTGTCCAGCACCGCCCACTGCATAGCTTACAAGCTGTGATAAAGGTTGGAAAGCTACACCCAATGCAGCTGCTTT